CAGCGCTGTTTCCGAATCTTGTTTCGTCGTCTTTCATCATGACCATGTTCTTTAAACTGAACCTCGCCATATCTTTCAGTTCGTCAACGTTAATTTCTTTTGTCATTCTTAACCATCCTTTCAATCAATAAATGTTTGTTTGCTTTCTGTGATTATATATTATTCCTATCATTTCCAGTTGTCAATAGATTTTACGTATTTTTATGCAATTATTTTTAATGCCAGGTGGGGGTGTACCCCTTTATTTTGCGGCGGTTTTTGCTTTGTTAACCCTCTCACCACCCTCAAAAAACAAACGGGCGAATCCTAAAAACCGCATTAAACCTATAGAATTCAGAAATTTTTCAAACTTGGGCTATTTGACCAAGATACTGAAACTCAACTCGGTTTCTCTGAAACGCCAAAACTCTAAAATGTATAATTGCTCTAATTTATGCATAAATATACTGTATATAGTTGCAATTAGTATTGACAAAAAGGCGCGTTTGTGGTAAAATATAGAAAACAAAAGGAGTTGGTATCATGACCACCATTGAAATCCTTCATGCAGAATTATTGAAAAATCAGATGCCGCTTTACTGCACCAGAAAAGAATTGTGTGACGCTGTAGACGAAGCGGAAGAAGCAATCAGAGTAAAAGAGAAATTCAGATGGATTCCCGTAGGCGAAAAGCTCCCGAAGGAATTTACAGATGTGTTAGTATCCACATCGGAAGGAATTCAAATGGCACAGGTTCAGCGCGGAGAGTGGAAAGAATGGGCCGAGGACATTCGCGATCTCATGGATTGGTTGGATTTAGACGGTGTTACCTACTGGATGCCCTTACCAGACATTCCAGAAAAATAATTGCAATCTCATTTCAAATGCGGCATAATACGTTTAAGTGGTTAAAAGGAGAATCGAACAATGAGTGATTTTCAGGAAGCAATAAAACATTTTAAGTCACTTCAAAAGAGATATACAACTCAGCACAACGGTAGACAATGCGAATTTGTTAAAACCGCTCTTTCGGCTTTAGAAGAGAAAGAAAAGCGTGAACAAGGCTGCGAAGGTTGCGAAGTCTACTCTGCATTGCAACGCTATCACAGAGCGCAAGAGCAATGCCCCGATTGCAAAGGCTGTATCAGAATCGCAGTAGATCGCTATCAAGGGGAACAATAAAATGACAATCGGACAAAAGATAAAACAGATTCGTGAAGATAAAGGCTTAACCCTTGCGGAAGTCGCTTTCGTGGCGGATATTACCCGGCAGCGGCTTAGCGCGATTGAGAATGATACAAGCGGATGCCCCGCAATTCCCACGCTGCAAAGAATCGCTAAAGGATTGCATTGCTCTGTAATTGATATTATCGCGGAGCCTTTGGGGGAAGAATACAAGCTTGAAATTAAGAAGAAAGATTGTTCGCTTCCATGTGAATATGCGCATGAGTGCTGCTTTTACGAGCCGGTTGAAAAGGAGAAAGATCATGGAAACAAGGATTAAGCGTATCGATGATATGGACAAATGGCTGATTCTGAAAGCTGCTTTGATTGAAAAGGGATATAAGCTTTGGCAGACTCAGTACGACACTGATTCGCCGGAAGGATATCACGTATGGCTTTCCAGTGGCGGCAGGAACGTTGAAGTAGTTACCTATAACAAAGATGTAGCAGCGGATATTATTAAAAGCAAACAGTTTGAGTATTGACAAAGATTAAATAGGATATAGAGCGCCGAGAGTGCCGTTCCTTCAAAGGGG